ATGATGCCATTTCAGTATAGGCTTCATCACCACCTACCATATCTTTTACGGTATTAGTTTGTTGTTCACCTATAGCTTTTTGTCCTGCAATAAATTGGTCAACGTATGCTTTTGGAATACCTGACTCTTCTAATGCTTTGTATGACTCTTCACCTAATTGACCTTTTTCTGCGTACTCTTGTGCTAAATTATCAAAATTTAATCCTGCATTTTCTACAGCATCTTCAGCTATTTCTAAAGTATTTTCTTGTTTTGTTTCTTCTACTTTAGACTCTTCGCCTTTTAATGTTGTAGCACTTACTGGGTCAACTTCTTCTTGTTTAGGAGTTTGTTCACCAAGTTTCTTTTCAAGCTCAGAATAACTTTTAGCCAAATCTTCTACTGACTTAAATTTTTCTGGTAATCCTTGAACACTTTGTGTGGACTGTTTCTCCTCTACTGGCTTTTCGCTAGTAGTTTCTTCTGTTTTTATCTCTACTGAGTCTACCATTTTGTTTCCTTAATTATTGTTGTTTAGATAAATTGTTTGCAACTGGTGCTACAGCTTTTTCAGCCATATTCATCATTTGCTCGTTTTGCATTTGCTCTTCTTGAGCCGCCTGTTCCTGTGCTAATTGTTCTTGTGATTTAATTAATCCATCTGTATCAATACCTAAACCAGTAGCAATACGTTTGATTAAATCATCAGGGTTTAATGATTGAACAACCGCAGGATTTATTTGAGCTAAGTTACCTATCTCAGCTACAAATTCTCTTAATTTTTGTAAATCATTTCCTCTACCTAGAGCTTCAATACCTGTAATAATTGTAGGATTTACTGAGCCTTTTGGTAAAGAAGGTATTTCATTTGCTTGTTCCATTCTTTTCATTAGTATAGCTACTAACGGAAGTTGAAATTCTTGTGATAATAAAGAATATACACCACCCATAGCAGTTTCTAATTGTTCTGCCATGTATCTAATCTCTTGTGCTGTAACTCTTTCAGCTTGTCTTTGTATAGCTGTGTGTAATAAGAAAGCAAATGATAATCTTTCTTCTAATTTTTGTATACTTCTTTCTACAACTTGTAAGTCATATTGTTTTTGTGCTTGTAAGACAGTTACATCTTCAGCACTACCAGTAATAATGTCACCATTTCTACTTAATGATAAATCTTTTTTTCTTGTTACTGCATTAGGTCTTACTAAAAATACTACTTTACTAGAAGCCGCCGCAGATTCTACTAATGCTTGAGACAATCCTTCTAAGCTCTTGAGGTCTCCCAAGAACTCCTCAACGTAGCCTCTTCCATAGTCCTCATTGTCAACTCTAATCATTCTTAGAGCTTGATATGGTAATCTATCTTTTTTAAATGTTCCTACACTAGATGGTATTTTTACACCATTAGCTTCTTGACAAACATAGAACTCATCATTTGGTAATTTATAAACATGAGTATATAATTCTACTTCTTCATCTTTTTTATAATTAGGGTCAGTCATCACTTGTGCGGCAACATCTTTATCTAATGCCATCACACTCATTTTTTCTTGAACAATAATTTCACATACATTACCTGAACTATCTCTTTGACATACATATTGAGTTAATGGAAATACTCTCATGCTACCTTTTTTAGGTAAATAAGTAAGTACATTACCTGCAACAATTAAATGTTTTAATGCTTCAAATACAGATACTCTTAACGCTAATTGTTCTATCTTATTAGTTACTTCTCTTTCAATAGTAGCTAAAGATTTTTCTACTTCTGATTTTAATTCTGCTCTTTGTTCTAAATCTTCTTTTGCTTTTCCTGCTATTGATAATCTAAAAAATGGGGAGTTTGGTGGAAGTAATAATAGTAATAGTTTAGAAGCTAAATTGTTGACACCCCTAGCTCCTACTGATTGGAAGGGGTTATATAAATCTGATGAATCTGTAAATCCATCAGGTTGTATTAGAGACGGAATAGTAATTTCAGAACACTCTTCTGCTCTATCTAAAAAATGTTCTCTATGTTGTTTTAGTTTTGAATAACGCTGTCTTGCTGTTCCTTGTGTAAAATTGTTATCCATGTATTCCATTTATTAAGAAATATTTAAGCCAGAACCAGTTGCTACGTTTACACCTGAAGTAGTTTGTAATGAGCTTGTTCCTGATTTTTTAACTTTTTTCTTTTTCTTTGCAATATCTTGCTCGTCTGCTGTTACCAACTGTGGTGATAATTCTTCACCTACTGTCTGTGATGTGTTCACAGGCATTGGCGGAGCAGGTTGTGGAGCAGGTACTTTTGGTCTGCTAGTGCACATATTTATTTCTCCGTTCTCTCTTTTAAGTTATTGATAAATTTTACAACATCACGCTGTCCTGCTTTAAAGTAGATAGTTTTAGTATCGTCTTTTAACTCAGGTGATTTTTCAGGAAACACTTTATTAAGTAATTTCACTAAATCATCTACGTTTGTGGGTAATGTTAAATCTTCCATTCGTCTAAAAAGGGAACTTTACTTCCACAAGTCTCCTGTTACTGTACCTTTATTGTACTCTGTTGCTCTGTTTTCAAAGAAATTAGCATGTTCTACACCATTTAATACCCAATCTAACCACCCTAAAGGGTTATGTTTTACACCATAATTAGGTTTTAATGACAGTTGTAGCAGTCTTCTGTCTGCTATATATCTGATATATTGTTTAACTTCTTCAGGATTTAATCCTCTTATACCACCCATGCTAAAAGCTAAATCAATAAACTTATCTTCTAAATCTACCATATCTCTAGCTGTTTGGTATATACTTTTTTTAAATTTTTCTGTCCAAATATTAGGGTTTTCTTTTATTAACGCATGAAATAATTTAATCATGCTTTCAACATGGTGAGTCTCATCTCTAATACTCCATGTTACTATCTGACACATACCCTTCATTCTTCCATATCTTTGAAAGTTAAGTAACATTACAAATGAAGCGAACAACTGTAAGCCTTCACCAAATGCAGAAAAACAAGCTATCTCTCTAGCTAATGCTTCTAGTCCTTTACCTTTACTTTCAAATAAATAATTATGTTTGTCTGACATTTCTTTGTATTCTTGAAATGCTTTGTATTCTTTATCAGGTAAACCTATAGTATCATTAAGTAATGAGTAACTGTGTGCGTGATTAGCTTCACTTGTAGCAAATGAAGACAACATCATTCTTACTTCTGGTGGTTTAAATTTAGGTATGTATTTATCTAAGTACGCTTGAGCTATATCTACATCACCTTGTGTAAAGAATTTAAGTATCTGTGATATTAGATTCTTTTCTTCTGCTGTAAGTCTTTCGTTCCAGTCTCTTACATCTTCATGCAATGGTACTTCACTAGGTAGCCAGTGCATTTTTTGTTGCATGTCATAGGCTTCAAAAGCCCACTCATAATCAAATGGTTTGTAGTGTATACGTTCCTTAAATAAACTCATAGTTTGTTTTTTAACTCCTTTAAATATTGCTCATCTTCTACTGCTTGTTCGTTTTCGTATACTGGTGTATCTGGTTTAGGAGCATCTTCAAACAATTCAAGATGTGGGTCTTTCTCCTTTTTCTTTTTCTTCTTACCAAATATAGCGTTCCAGTTTTCTCTAAATTTATCTGATGGTATGTGAACACCATCTCTTATTTTATAATCTTTAAAGCCCATAAAATAATTCCACTCCTTCTATTATTATTATTGCTAATAATTCTAGTGCTAAGATTGTATGATAGACAGTCCACAAAACTGTTTGCTTTTGTTGTTTCTTTTTACAATAACAACGCTTACGTTTTGGTTTGTCCATGTGGTCAAATATGCTACTGTCTGTCATTATCCCTCACACGATAAACAATCAGCTTCAGGTATGATTGTTCTTTCTATTTTTTTAGACACTAACTCTGCACGTTTAATAGCTTCTGAACGACAGTAGTATAGTGTTTTTAGTTTACGTTTCCAAGCTAACATGTGTATATCATGTAGCTCTTTAACATTTACATCAGCAGGTACAAACACATTTATAGATTGTCCTTGACAAATATATTGTTGTCTGTCTGCCGCATGTTCTATTACCCATTGTTGGTTAATCTCAATCGCAGTTTTGAAAGTATCTTTCTCATAGTCCGATAACTCTTTAAGGTGTAATACCGAGCCACGATTTGCAAGTATTGAAGTCCAAGTCTCATCATTATTAATTCCTTTCTTCTCTAATAATTTTTCTAAATATTTATTCTTTACTAAGAATGAACCTGACATTGTTTTCTGCACATAGGCGTTTGCTCTGTATGGTTCTACTGAAGGTGATGTAGTACCACAGATAATAGAAGACGAAGCATTAGGTGCAATAGCTAACAAGTGTGCGTTACGCATACCAGTACCTTCCATGTCTGGTGCTTCACCTCTTTTGATTGCAAGTCTTTTAGACTCTTCTACTGCTTGTGCTTTTATTGTTTTAAATATTTTTAAATTTAATGACTTAGCTAGTACAGATTCAAACGGTATACCTTTAGATTGTAAGTAAGCATGGAAACCCATAGCACCTAAACCTAAACTTCTTTCATTGTTTGCACTAAACCTAGCTCTAAATAATTCTTCAGGTGCATTATCAATAAAGTATTGTAATACATTGTCTAAGAATCTAATTAAGTCTGGTATAAATAATGTGTCATTCTTCCACTCGTCATACTTTTCTAAGTTTACAGAAGACAAACAACACACTGCTGTTCTATTGTCACTTGTTGGTAAAGTTATCTCAGTACATAGATTAGAATGATGTACTTCTAAACCTAATTTCTTTTGTGTTTCAGGTAACGCATCATTAATAGTATCAATAAAAGATACATAAGGCTCACCTGTTGCTACTCTTGTTTCTAAAATCTTTTGCCATAACTCTCTAGCAGATACAGTACGTACAACTTTTTTTGTGTGTGGGTCTATAAGATTCCAACTGTCATCATACGTAGGTTCTTTTATACAATTATCTATTAGTTGCATAAACTCATTACTAATGTTTACACCATGATGTAAGTTAAGACATTTTCTATGTATGTCACCACCACTAGGTTTTCTCATCTCAATAAATTCTATAATTTCTGGGTGTGATATATCCATGTATGCCGCATAACTACCACGTCTTGTTTTGCCTTGAGAAAATGCAAGTATCTCTGAGTCTACTACATGTAAGAATGGAATAGAACCTGATGATTGTGAACCACCA